AGATGACATCATAAAATATAGAATTAGATTTTATAATTCTTATGATGGTACTTTCTCAATCAACATACAAGCAGAAGGCTTAAGACTGTGGTGTTTAAACGGATGTACAACACCAAATCCAGTATCTTCTTGGAGAGCAAGACACACACGCAATGTAAGTGTTGACGCTGTCTCCAATAAGATAATGGCTGCGCTCAATGTGTTTCATATTCACAAAGAAATATATCAAGACTGGATGGTAACACCGCTTGATATGTTTGCAGTTAATCAGGCTTTTGTCAGAGTTTGTAAATATAAATCTGCAACTAATAAAATTAAAATCAACGAAAAAATGTTACACAATTTATCTAACACCCTAGAAAAAGAGATTGACCAACACGGACGCAACCTCTGGGCGCTGTATAATTGTCTAACGTATTGGCAATCGCATGTCGATCAAACCAAACAAAATCCAACACTAACTGAGTTCAACCGAAGACACACTGTAGTCAAGATGCTGCACAAAGGCTACGGACTTGGCTTTTACAACTAATGAAGGGAATTGAAATGGCTACAAAAAAAGTACACCACAATATCGTCTACTGGTCTGAATATATACTAGTAGTCCAGGTAACTACATATTCAAACGAAAATATAGCGCCAGATACATGCATTGTTTATGGAGGCACTGAAGATACAACTGAAGAAGAGTGTTTGGCATACATAGCTGGGTGCAATGCATGGATGCGAGAAGAGATACAACATGAAGAATCTTGAAAAAGAGTTTGAGGAATGGCTAAAATCTTGTCCTGTTGATTACAATCGAGTTGACACATATGCTGCAGTGCAGTTTGGAAAACTGATTAAACATCGACACATAGATTTTAGTTGGTCACAAGAACACGAACAATCATTGGAGACAAAAATATGCATCAACTAAAAGTATTACAACACCCACATGAAGCAGGAAGAATTGATGCTGAATGTGGACACAAACCTTACCCACATTACACAGCAATGGATATGGCTGGCAGTGTACAGATAATAGATAAACGATATTTATCTGACAAAGAAGTTAACAGTTACATGAAAGGGTATCGAGATGGATACAAATAACCAGCTTAGTTTCTTTGTTGAAACGTCTAAGTCTCCTAATAATGGATACATGACACTCATAAGAAAACTTAAGCAAGCTAGACGCTTTCGCGACATTAGCCAGGAAGAACTAGCTGGCAAGCTAGGCACTACCACTGGCACGATAAGCAGATGGGAAAATGTAAAAACTACACCCAGCATCTATGATTTCTGCTGCTGGGCTAATACTTTACAGATAGATTTATATTTGGACATGAAGCGCAATGACTAGCAAATCAAAACTCAAAGGCACATACCATGAGAACTTCTTTGTTAAGTTGCTCAATGGTATGGGTCTGAAAACCAAACGACAGCCACTGTCTGGTTCACTGGGTGGTGAATACTCTGGTGATCTAGTGGTACAGATAGATGGCAAAGACTACATTGCAGAAGTTAAATACAGAAAATCATCTGGCTTTCCATCACCCTTTACAGTCTTAGACAATAGAGACTTTGCAATCTACAAACGTGGTGCCAAAGACCCTAACTGGCTTGTAATCATACCTGATAAAATGTTTGAAGAACTATTTGATGTTCGAGACAAAAGCCCCGGGGGGTGAGGGCTTTTGCCCGAACATCTTAGTAAAGAGAAAGGAGATTCTCATGACAAGTATACCTACAAAACAACCTAATCGCAAGCATGGCTCACCATATGACCGAGGCTCTGCAGATAGATACTATCAAAGAAAATTTGAACCACATTATTATCCTGATGGCACTGGCAAAGGCTTGCGAGTAACAGCCGAACTAATGCACAGAGATGAACTCAAAGAATACAGTCTTGGTTACTGGGAAGAAGACGACAGAAAGGATTATGAGTAATGAAAGATATTGATATTGGTAATCGTTGTGTTGCGTGTGACAAAAGCACAGCACCAGGCAGCGGTAAGTTTGTAAACCGAATACCAGCAGATGCAGACTGGGAACTCAAAGACAATCAAGACAATGTAATCTTTGCAGAAGGTGTCAGGCGTATCGGATACATGTGTGAAGAATGTTATGAGGATACATAATGAATTTTCAAAGTTTACTTGAACAATCACTTTTATTTAGTCTTAAATATGATTTACCTGCAGGGTTTATGCGTAGACGTTTGCAATCAGAAAGCGAATGGCGTGACGCATATTACTATGAAATGGTAAAACTAAAATCATTTACGACTAGAGAGGTATCTGAGTTTTGCGAAAAGAATTATCATACAGTAAGACTTGGTATACTAAGACACATCAAAAGGCTGGCAGAGATAGGAGATTCATATGACAGCACTGACAACTTACCAAGAAAGCAATGCCTTACAACAAATGTATCAACGGCATTACACTAAAACTGACAAGCATATTGTACAATATTGTTGTGATAATCTTGGTATGATTGACCATCATGGGACATTTATTCTTTCAGAGCAGCCTAACTGGGATGCCCTAGACGATTGTAAAGCAATGGTAGCCCATGCATTTGTAACTATGCCTGTAAAAGATATGACCTGGCAACTTCGATCAATGCAGCTGCTCATGGTATCAACACTTAAATCAGAAAAGCTTATGAACGAACGAGCAAAACTATATGCTATGCAACTTCAAGATACGCCATGCGATATATTTCTGTCGGTCATCAAGTCTTTATCAGAGACAGATACATTTTTTCCTGCGCTAAATGCATTTCAAGATAGAATTAAACTACGCCTGGACAAACGAAAACGACTACAAACCTACCTAAACAGACTGAAACCACTTGATATGATTACATAACATGTGATATAAATCCATATGAAGGGAGATTACTATGGATAGAACCAAATTTATTGGTGGCTCTGATATGAGCCGTATTTTAGAAAACGATTGGCACAGCCTATGGCTGGAGAAGACAGGACGAGAAGCCCCTCCAGACCTTTCAGATGTGCTTCCTGTACAGCTTGGTATACACACTGAAGACTTTAACCTTGATTGGTTTATGCAAGAGACAGGCTTTGTGCATCAACACACACTTCAGCGCAATGTACCACTAACACACCCAACACATGATTACTTGCGTGGTACTGCAGATGGCATACTCAATGATGGTAAAGTCCGTGATATTGTTGAATGTAAACATACCAATGCATTTACAAACATGAACCAGTGCATACAAAAATATATGCCGCAAGTACAGTTCTATATGTATTTGTCTGGTACACAGCACGCATGGTTGTCAGTTATCTTTGGCAACAGTGGCTATCATGTAAGTGAGATTGATCGTGACGATACCTACATTGAAGCAATGGTTACTTATGCTCATAAGTTTTGGCAACATGTTGTAGATGATACAGAGCCAGAGGTTGGCGTATCACCAATCTGCCAGGCTGTTGTCGATAAGATACCAGTAAACAAGATGACACGCAGAGATGGGTCACAAGATAATCAATTCATGGATGTTGCCCATACTTACATCGAAAACAGAACACATGCACAAACGCATGATAATGCCAAGAAGAGTCTCAAGGCTATGCTTGGCAATGAAGAATCTGAGATTTACTCAGATATATTATGCGTCCGTCGTGATAAACGTGGCGCAATACGCATCGTAGAGATAAAGGAGACAAGCGATGACAGATAAAAACCACTTCAAATCAGTGTCAGAAGTTAATGTAAATGACCACACAGAAGCCAAAGGTAGGTTTACATACCTGTCTTGGGCGTGGGCATGGCAGTATTTCAAAGGTGTATTTCCAAATGCATCGTTTGAAAAACATACAAACGCCGATGGGTACCCTGCATTCTTCGGCCCTGATGGTACAGCTTTTGTAAAAGTCACAGTTGATATTGGGGAAGAGGGCATCTCACCCATGACTGAGTTGCTTTATGTTATGGATAACCGCAACAATCCAATAACTAATCCTACATCAAAAGACATCAACACTGCATTGCAACGCTGCCTAACCAAAGCAATGGCGTTTCATGGTCTTGGTCTATACATCTACGCAGG